TCTTCAATAAGTTTCTCTTGTTGAGTAAATTGTTGTGAATTTCGTAGTTCTTCAGTTTCTATTGTTGATAACTTGTTAATAAGTCCACCAATCTCTCTGTCAATCTTATCTTCTTTTTCTTGTGCTTCTTGAAAATTACTCCACTCTTTTTCATAACCTTTTAAAGAATCAATTTCAATTGTTAATTCCAATTTATCTTTTTCAAACTCTTGGAATGAATCTTCTAATTCTTTTATTTTAGATTCTACTTCTGATTTTGTTTCTAAAATAGATTTAGAGTTTTCCATACAAATATCACAATCTTCATTGTACTTATGTGAATCTAAATGTTCTTTTCTTTCGTAAAGTGAATCTTTTTTAATATTAATTTTTTCTATTTCTAAATCAACTTCTTGTAATTTTCTTTTTGATGATTTTAATTTTGTAATTCCTTCTTCTAAATCTTCTTCATCAAATTTATCTAAGATTTCTTCTAACTCAATTTGTAATTCTTCTCTATGAGTAATTCTATCTTGTATAGATTGTTTTTGAGTTTGGATATCTTCTTTTTTGTTTTCGAGGATTTTTAATCTTTTTTCTAACTCTTCAATTGATACTCCACTATCTGCATTCAACTTTACGATTTTCTCATTTAGGGATATAATCCTTTTATTGAGAAGTTCTTCTTCATCCTTTAAAGATTTTTGAGAAACCTCTAATAACTTGTATTCGTTTTTATTCTTTTTTAAATCAATGTCGATTTCCGCCAATTTTGTCGTAAAATCATCGGACTTGAATTTTCTGATAAGTGTTGCATTATCCCTATTCTCATCTGCTGCCTTTTGATATAATTTATCAAAGATATCTACTCCAATAAATTGTGAAAGGATTTCTTTTCTTTCCGATTGTGATTTATCAATAAAGAGTGCATTGTTTCCTTGTAGGGAAAGAGCAGTTAAAACAAAGTCCTCAAACTTACCCAAGAACTTTTCAATTTCTTTGTTAGTATCTTTTCGTTGTTCCCCATTGAGTGATTCTATTACTCCGTTGTTATCTCTCCAAAAGTTTACATCTACTTTAACAGATGTACCCCTTCTAACATACTTGGCTTTCCTCTCAATGAAGTAATCTATCCCATCTATCTCAAAGTTAAACTTACAATAGAAAGTTGATTTACGATTGTTTAAAACATTCTTAGCAAATGTAGTTCTTGATGTTTTATCGTATATACAAAAGGATAGTGCATCCCACATAGAAGATTTACCACTTGCATTAGGAGCAAAGATACCCATAATACCTTGTGCCTTATCAAATCTGATTAGATTATCCTCACCATAAGAGAACATATTAGAAAATTGGAATGTTTTAGGTGTCCAAAGAATATTACCTATTACATCTGAATCATCTATTTGTGAGTTTAGTTCTGAATTTATTTCTGCTATCCTATCTAATTCTGAATCTTCTAATAGGTATTGTCTTTCTAAATAATCTCTAATGAGTTGGTTTTGGAATGTTTCGTTTTTAACATCACCGACAATGTTTTTATTTACTTTTTGATTTGTTTTTAATTGTCCAATTGTATCAGTTCTTGTTACCGTAACTTCTGCAACCTTGAATAACTTTTTTAATTCAGTTATTCTTCTTTTCATATCACTTGCTTCAGTTTTGGTAAATCTTAACCTTAATCTTGGATACTTTGGAAGTTTTGTATCAACTTCATCATAAACCCATTGTGGTATCTTACCATTCACTACATCAACCGTAAGGAACCCATAATCATTTTGAATATGATGTTCTGTAAAAGTTCTTGTTGGAATATCCCAAAGTAAGTAACCATGGTTTTCTAATAGCTCACCGTGGTTTTGTTGAATCATTGAACCAGCATATGCAATGTGTTCATATCCTTTACCAAAGGTTTGTCTCTTATGAATATCACCCAACATTGCCATATCAAATCCATCAAACATATCTACTTGAAATGAGTTAGATGAAACAGTATATCCAATATCAGTTTGTGCTTTGTTTACAGGACCATGGAATAAACAGATTGTATTTTCTCCTTCTACCAATTCCCCCTTTGGCCAATTCTCTTTGTTATCCATGATGGAATACACAACAAAAGTAAGATTATGTATATTATAGATGCCAGTATCACGGAGATAGTGAATACGAGGGTTTTGAAGATTATCGATAATAGGTGTAAGAACATCTAATCTGTGTGAGTTGTTTAAGTTACAATCATGGTTTCCTGTAATAAGTATCGTTTCTCTTAACTTAGAACATTCTGTTAAAAACCACGATATTTCTTTTACCAACTCTGGTGACATCTCAGTTTTAGCATGAGCAATATCCCCAGCGATATAGATAACCGAATCTTCGATTTTATCTTCTTTAACTTGTTTTAAAAATTTTCTGAATACCTGTCTGTATTCCTTATGTCTTTGGAGATTACGAATATGTAAATCTGCCAAGTGATAAACCTTATTTATTATCATAAACCTTTTAACTTTTGTGATATTATATCACCGAAACCTGTTTCTTCAGTTTCTTTTAATTTTGAATTAATTTCGGAAAATCCCATATCAGATGCATCTTTATCTGATGGAATAACATTTTTTGTTTGAATACCTTGATTGGTATATTGCATAGTATATCGTAACGCTTGTTCTTGAGCATCTTCATCTAATAAGATATTAATACTCTTTACTCCATTTTTAAATATGGCGTTGTTTAACTTTTTAGGAACAAACTTACCCAATATAGGTATTGCATTTCTTTTTACCGCCAGTGCGTCAAAAACACCCTCTACAAGAGTTATTGGTTCTTTCCAATTGATTTGGTTTTCAAACATGATAACATCTTTCGAAACTGGTGGATTTTTGTATTTAAACTTTTCCTCATTAAATACACTTCTTGCGATGAAGTAATTGAGTCTGTTATCAGAATCATAAGAAGGAATAATAATACGATTGGCATAATGACCAGAATCACAATACCCGATATTATATCTTCTAATATCATCTTTAGTGATACCCCTTTCTTCTGCATATTTCAATGCCTTTCTGTACACAGGATTTATCTTTCCTTTTGGTACTTTTAAAAGTGACTGAAACTCATTAGGTAACCTTAACTCTACCTTTTCATCTTCGGTATCTTTTGAATAAACAATATAATCATCACCATAGATTTCATATATTTTCTTTAATTTACGAGAATCTACATGAAGTCTTTTTAATAACCTTTGTATCTTTCTACCTTTCGCATCACAAACCCAACAATGCCAATATTGAGTTTTTAAGTTAATTTGTAACTTTTTCTTATGATGATGACAGAAAGGACAATAATGAGCTTGTTCATCGTTTTTCAACGATGTACCAACGCCCAACACCTCATCTAATATTGTTATAACCTGTTGTTTATCGTGATGTGATAGCATAATTTACCAATAAAACTATGTAAATATACAAAAAATATTTTAAATATCCAAATCTTTTCTAAAAAATTTACCTAAAATGTTGTCATTTAAGGATAATTCATCCTTTAAAACCCTATGATGGAACAATTCTTCTACTTCATAGTAGGTTAGAGACTTTGGTGTTTTACAAAACCTTAGTATCTTTAATTCTAAAGAATCATTAATTTCATCTTGATTATTAGATAATCTTGCAGCTTCATTTTGATGAAACCACATTTGAACTGATGTATTTGAGGAACGATACTCTTTCCATTTAGATTCTTTAATTACTTTTCTTTTTCTTTTGTACCCCTTTAATGGTGGTAATGTTCTTTTTGCATATAAGGATTTTTTCCCTATATAATATTCACCAGTTTGGTGATTCGTAATTTTATATATAAATCCAATAGTCCCCTCGGGCATATCAGAAATTTCTGTTATTGGTCTACCTTGGTAAGTCCATCCCATAGTTAAAAATCTTAAAGTCATCCTTATACCTTTCTCGAATCCATTCTACTACCCACTTTTCTTGAGATAAAATTTGACTATAATATTTATCTGAATCTAAGTTTGGATGCTTATCGTAAATTGGATTTCGGTTTAAGTGAGGAATTTTGTGTTGTATATTAAATTCGTTTAATATAAAATTTAAATCATCTATAAAAGATTCATATTTTCCTATAAATGATAGATTTGTTTTGTCCTCGTTAATGTAGTAACTTTGTGGCATATACAAAAAAAAGTTATCAGTAACATTTTCAACAAATCTTTTTAGTTGAATTGTATCTTTTACTTTTCTACATTCATGATAGTATAATGACATAAATCTTGTGAATGGATTTCTAACAAAAGTAAAAGTAAAAATATCTTTGTTGTTTATAGAAGTAATTGGCGAATGATTTGGTAGAGAAAGATTACCATCAACTTCTTTCAAAAGATTTTTGATAGTAGTTCCACCTGTCTTGGGAATATGAACATAT